TTCAGGTCAGCATCCCGTTCGACTACCTCTCCCGGGCCGCTAAGGCGTCGGGTTCGGATGCGCTGATCATCGGCATGGCCGCTGACGATCTATGGGGAACGCTACGCAAGGCGGCCGTCATCCAACACCAAGAGGGCGCCGCCGCCTTCGCAGCGTTCAGGCGCGAGCAGTTCAACGACCCCACGGCGTCAGACTGGTCCGTGGTCAAGGTCGCGGCGGCGAATGATGTGAAAGTGTTCGATCCGTGGAGAGATCCGGCGCTCGCTGAACTGATGTTCGGGCTCAACTGGTCTGACATGCACCGACCCAAGCCAAAGGCGCTCGCCCTTCGCGCGTTTCCCGAGTTCTGGTCCGGCCGCCGGTGGTTCCGGCTCAACTCCTCCCTGCAGGTCGCCTCCGGCATCCGCAGCGCCCACGACGCGACGCTCCTCGCAGACCCGGCGATCAACACCGGCGGCCACAAGGCGGTCGTCGCCGTCTATCGAGACCTGATGAAGCAATGACCGACAGCGCCCCGAACTTCATCGCCCCCGCTCCCGGCGAATGGACATTTGAAGACCCCGCAATCGCAAAGGCATTTGACCGGCACGTAAGGGAACAACTGCCTTGGTATGACATAGCCACCGGCATCGTCACCGCCGCCGGCCGCGCGTTCATCCCCGAAGGCGGATTGGTCTATGACGTCGGCGCGTCCACCGGCAACGTCGGCAGAGCCATCGAGGACACGCTCAAGAGCCGCAAGGCCCGCCTTATCGCCATCGAGCCATCGCAGGACATGCGAGCCCTCTACACCGGCCCCGGCGAACTCAAGGCCTACAGCGCCGACGCCTGCGACTTTGAAGGCGCCGACCTGATCGTCTGCTTCCTCGTCCTGATGTTCGTTCCCGTCTCTGGCCGTGCCGCGCTGATCAAACGGATGAGGGACGCGCTTCGACCCGGCGGCGCCCTGCTCATCTTCGACAAGACCACGCCAGCGGCCGGAGACGTCGGCGCAATGTCAATGCGCCTGACGCTCGCCGCGAAGTATGAGGCCGGCGCAACGCCGCAGGAGATCATCGCCAAGGAGCTATCGCTCGCCGGTGTCCAGCGACCCCTCTACCCAACAGAACTTGAAGGGTTCGCACCCGTCTTCCGGTTCGGCGACTTCGGGGGCTGGATCATCGTTTCGCAACCCGCTGCGTGAGGATCAGATGAGCGACGATCCGCACGAAGACGCCTCAACCCTCCCGGCCCTTTACACGCCGCAACCCGAGAACACCGCCGACGCCAAGACCGGCAGCCGACGCCCCAAGCTCTCCGATATGCCCGCGTTCATGGAAGCCATCTGCGAAGGCCTTTCCCTGCGCGCCGCCTGCCGGAAGTTCGGGCTTCACCCGCCGTCGACGCACACGTTCATCGACCAGAGCGACGACCTCCGCGAACAATACGCGCGAGCGCGCGAGCAGCGGTCCGATGGATTGACCGAGGATGTTCTAACCATCGCCCGTGCCGCAGCGCTTGGCCGGAAGGTGGATGGCCGCGATATCGACGCCGGCGGTGCTCGTGTTTACATCGAGGCGGTGAAGTGGGTCGTCGGGCGTATGGCGCCGAAGTCGAACCCCGCCACGAGGTTCATCCATAGCTTCGTTGACGTCTCCGACGAGGAGATCGACGCGCGCCTGCGCGCAGCCTTGGCTATGACCCCGGCCGACGAACCGATTGATGCTGAGTTCGAGTGAAATCGAGGCAGTCTTTCGGCTGCCGCGCGCGGAAAAGGAAAAGCTGCTTCCGACGCTAGAAGCCCGCGCGCACGCCAAGAAGACCGAAGCCGAGGCGGTGCGCCGGTCGGCGTTCGAGGCCAGCATCGCGCAGGTCCGCGCACGGTGTCAGACCCTTGCCGGCTTCGTCCGCGAGGCGTGGCCGAACCTAGAGCCGAACACGCCGCTGGTCTGGAACTGGCACCTCGACGCTATCTGTTCGCACCTTGAGGCGGTGTCCAACGGGCAGATCACCCGCCTGCTGATCAACGTGCCGCCCGGCTCGTCGAAGTCAATGATCACCTCGGTCATGTGGCCGGCTTGGGAGTGGGGGCCGCGTGGTCTCCCGTCCATGCGCTACCTGACGACCAGCTTCAATGACGGCCCGGTCAAGCGCGACACCCGGAAGACGCGTGACCTGCTCGCCTCGGAGTGGTTCCGCACCCTCTGGCCCAACGTCACGCTGACCCGGACGGGCGAGACCAGCTTCGCCAATAACCAGACCGGCAACCGCGAGGGCGTCCCGTTTGGGTCTCTCACCTCACAGCGCGGCGACCGCCTGATCATCGACGACCCGCACTCGACCAAGACCGCCGAGAGCGACGTCGAGCGCCCCCGGACGGTGCGCCAGTTTCAAGAGGGGGCGATCAACCGCCTCAACGACCAGACCAAGTCGGCCATCGTGGTTATCATGCAGCGCCTGCACGAGGACGACGTCGCGGGCGTGATCCTCAAGTCGAAGATGGGGTTCGACCACCTCTGTCTCCCGATGGAGTTCGAGGCCGACCGCCGCTGCCGGACCTCTATCGGCTTCGCGGATCCTCGGACCTACGACGGCGAACTCCTCGACCCGATCCGCTTCCCCCGGGAGGTGATTGATCGCGATTTCAAGGTCTTCGGCTACTCATGGGCCGGCCAGTATCAGCAGCGCCCCGCACCGCGCGAGGGCGGGCTGTTCAAGCGGCACTGGTTCGAGATCGTCGACGCGATCCCGGTTGAGGCTACGCGACAAGTCCGGTCATGGGATCTCGGCGCTACCAAGGGCGGCGGCGACCCTACGGCGGGCGTCAAGGTCCGCCGCGTCCCCGCCGGCCGCTTCTATGTCGAGGACGTTGTCCGCGAGCAGTTCGGCCCGGCCGAGGTCGAGCGCCTTATCAGAGCCACGGCCAGCCGAGACGGCACGGCCTGCCATATCACCATCCCGCAGGACCCCGGCGCCGCCGGCAAGTCCTACGCCGACACGCTGATCCTGATGCTGGCGGGCTACCCGATCAAGAAGATCAGCCCGACCGGCGACAAGCAGACCCGCGCCACCCCGGCCGCCGCTCAAGCCGAGGCGGGCAATATCAAGCTCCTGCGCGGGCCTTGGAACGACGCCTTCCTCGACGAGGTCTGCACGTTCCCCGCCGGCTCGCATGACGACCAAGTCGACGCCCTGTCCGACGCCATCAACGAACTCGCCCTCGGCCCGGCCCCCGGCGGGGTCGTCAAAGTCAACTTCGGATAGGAGACGCCCCGCATGACCGTTCGCACCGCCGACCGGGCGTGGGCCTCCTTCGCCGACGACCGTGCCAAGGTCGCCGCGCTCATGGGCGGCCGAGAGACCTCCAAGGCCTACATTCGCGCCCTCCCGGGGCATAACACGGCGACGCAGACAAAGTTCGCCGACGGCGCCTACTTCCTGCCGATGACCGCGCGCTCGGCCGAGGCCTTCGGCGGTCTGGTCTTCGCCAAGGCCCCGACCCGGGCGATCCCGGCGGCGCTCGACCCAATCCTCACCGATCTGACCCGCACCGGGCAGGACGTTGACCGCTTCGCCGAGATGGCCTTCGACGCCGTTCTCGAGACCTACGCGATCTGCGTGGTCATCGACTATCCGCAGACGCCCGGCGGCATGACCAAGAAGGAGGCCGAAGACCGGGGCATCCGGCCATTCGCTACCCTCTACGACGGCAAGACAATCCTCGCGGCCCGGTTTTCCGGCGACGGCGACGCCCGGCAGCTGGGTCATGTCCGCTTGCTCGAGACGGTCGAGGAGCCCGACCCCGCCGATGAGTGGGCGGTCGTCAGCGTCGAGCAGGTCCGCGTCCTTGATCTGGACGAGGCCGGGTTCTACCGCCAGCGCATCTACCGCCGCGTCGAGAATACCAACGCCGCCGACACGTGGGAGCAATACGGCGAGACCATCGAGCCGAAGATGGCAAACGCCCGCATGAGCGTCATTCCCGCCTTCTTCTCCAACCCGCGCGACGCCGAGCCCCGCCCGGGTGTTCCGCCACTCCGAGACATTGCCGACGTCAACATCGCCCACCTGAACGACAGCGCCGCCTATCAGTGGGGCATCCTCTGGACCGCCAACCCGACCCCGGTCTTCATCGGGTTCAACTTCAAGGAAGGCGACACGGTCAGCCTCGGCTCGGCCGGCGGCCTGACCTCGGACAACCCGGTCGCCAAGGCCGCGTTCATGGAGTTTACCGGCTCGGGCCTCTCCGAGCTTCGGGCGTCGATGGAAGCCAAGCGCCGCGACGGCGCGATGATGGGCGCCCGGCTGCTGATGGAGGAGAGCAAGGCCGCCATCGCCGCCGAGACCGCCCGGATCCAGCGCGCCGGGGAAACCTCGGTCATCGCCGGTATCGCCAACGCGGTCTCGGAGTGCCTGACCAAGGCCCTGACCTTCCTCGCCCAATGGGCCGGGATCGAGCCGAAGGTCGTCGACGGCGCCAACGGCTCGGCCCCGCTCTACTACTGGCTGAACACCGACCTCAACCCGGCGGGCCTCTCGTCTCAAGATATCATGGCCCTGCTCGCCGCTTGGCAGGCCGGGGGGATCAGCGAGCAAGAGCTATTCGCCTGCCTCCAAGCCGGTGAAGTGATCGACCCCGCTAAGTCCTTCGAGGACCACAAGGAGGAGCGCGACGCCGAGGGGATGGCGCTGGGTGTCATGGGCGGCAATGACGACGGTATGGACCCGGAAGACGCCACCGAGGCCGCAGACGCACCTACAGACGCCGCCGAGGCGGTTGACGCCTAGCCGTGGCCCTGTCCCCGGAGAAGGCCCACGACCTCGCGGTCCTGCACCGGATCGGCCTGTCCCGCTACTCGACCAGCGTCGTGCACAAGGTGATGGCGCTGCTCAACCGGATGGAGAAGGACGTCGTCGCCCGGCTCGCCCGGACCTCGAACGAGACCATCAAGGGCGACCGGCTCGAACAGCTGCTCGCTGAGATCAAGGCGATACAGGCGCGGGGCTGGCAACTGGTCCGCGCCCGCATAGACGGCGAGGTCGCAAACCTTGCCGGAGCCGAGGCCGAGTTCGCGCTTCGCCTCGCCGGCATCACCCTCAACCCGACGCCGTTCGCCACCTTCTCGCCCCTCCCGCCGCTCGAGCAGATCGTCGCGGCCGTCAACGCGCGACCCTTCCAAGGCCGGTTCCTCAAGGGGTGGCTGGACGGCGCGGAGGAGGGCGCAGCCGCCCGGGTTCGCGACGCTGTCCGGCAAGGCTTTGTTGAGGGCCGGACGACCGACGACATCGTGCGCCTGATCCGTGGGACCAAGGCCGCGCAATACCGCGACGGGATCCTCGAAACCAACCGACGCGGCGCCGAAGCTATGGTCCGCACGGCCATGACGCACACGGCCAACACGGCGGCGCAGGCCGCTTGGGAGGCGAACGCGGATATCGTCAAGGCTTGGCGGTTCGTCGCCACCCTCGACGCCCGCACGACCATCATCTGCGCCTCCCTTCACGGCAAGGAGTTCAAGCTCGGGACCGGCCCGCAGCCGCCCCGGCATGTCAACTGCCGCTCGACCTCGATCCCGGTGCTGGACCCCATCGAGGGCGTCGCCGCGTTCGAGCTTCCGTCCTATCAGGCGTGGCTCCGAGCCCAGCCGGTCGAGGTCCAGAACGATATCCTCGGCGCTACCAAGGCCCGCCTGTTCCGCGACGGCGGCCTTCCGGTTGACCGCTTCGTCGATAACAAGGGCCGCGTCCTGACCTTGCAAGAGCTTCGCCGGCGCGACCTTGCGGCGTTCAAGGCGGCGGGCCTAGATTAACCGGGTGAAGAAGCCCACCCCGTTCACCGTCATTGACGGCAAGCCAGAACCCGAGACGCCGAAGACCCGGCGCTTGGCCCGGATCAAGGCCGCGACCCCGGCGGTGCTGGTCCGCTGCCCGCGCTGCACCTCGAACGCCATGCTGACGATCCGCCTCGGCATGTTCTGGTCGAACGGGAAGGCCGTCGGCGGCCAGAAGCAGACCATTTGCGCCGATTGCCACGGCCGGGGCGAATACGTCCCGGTGGGCATCTAGCGCCATCCTATTCAGACCGGCGGGCCTAGCCCCCGGCGCCTACCCGACCACCCCGGTCGGTTGACGGACTGTGCAGAGCCAGCCCGTCGAAGCCTGAACGTGCGCAGAGCCGCGTTCACGGAGCCGCAGAGCGGCAGGAGCTACCCCACCATGAAGACCCACCACAACACGCTCGCGCGTGGTCCCCAGATCATGCGCGCCGCCGAGAACGATCAAGGCGCCGAAACGGCCACCACGGCAGACCCCAAGCCGGCCGAAGCCGCCGCAATCGACCCGGCGAAATACCAGAACCTCGCCAGCGCCCACGACCGGCTCAAGAAGGACGCCGCCGCTGATCGCGCGGCCATGAAGGAGCTGAACGACCGCCTCGCCGCATACGACGCGGAGAAGGCCAGCGCCGAGGAGGCCAAGGCCCGCGAGGCCGGCGACTTCGACACGATCAAGAAGCAACTCGAGGCGCGCTACGGCAAGGAGGTCGAAACCCGCGACGGGACGATCACCAAGCAGCGGACGCAGATCGAGCGGCTGGTCATCGACGCGGGGCTTGCTCAGGCCATCGCCGCTGCCGGCGTCGCGCCCGAGTTCGTGGCGATGGCCACCAGTTACCTGCGCCAAGGCGTCGAGATCCGCGACGACGACGACGGCAACCCCACCGCCCTACGCGGTGGCGCCCCGCTCGCCGAAGCCGTCCGCCTCTGGGCCGAAAACGAAGGCAAGGCAGTCATTCGCAACGGCAACACCGGCGGCGACGCCAAGGGCGGCCAAGGGGTTAGCCCCGGCAGCAAAACCATATCCCGCGCAGACTTCATGAAGCTCGGCCCAGCCGAGCAGCAGAAGGCGGCCCGGGAACTCAAGATCGTCGACTAGCGACGAGCCCTCCCCCGGTTGGGGCGGGCGCCCGGGCGTGATGGCCCGTCTTCACCACCACCAACGGCGGGCCATCCGCCTCTGTCTCCCACCTGAAACGAAAGGAGCCACGCCATGGGCGCGCTCACCCTGACCAACCTGATCCCCACCATCTACAACGCCATGAACACCGTCTCGCGCGAGCAGACGGGCTTCATCCGCGCCGTCGGCCGTGACAGCCAAGCCGAACGCGCCGCGCTGAACGAGACCGTTATGTCGCCGGTCGTCGGCGCGATGGCGGCCGAGAACATCAACGTCGGCGCCTACCCGGCCGACACCCCGGCCCAGACCATCAGCAACGTCTCCATGACGATCTCCAAGGCCCGCTCGGTCCCCTTCGGCATCACCGGCGAGGAGAACCTCGGCCTGAACAACGCCGGCACCCTCGGCAACGTCAACCAGCAGCGCATCGAGCAGGCCATCCGCACGCTCACCAACGAAGTCGAAGCCGACCTCGCCGCCCTGCACACCAGCGCCTCCCGCGCCTACGGCACCGCCACCGGCACGCCGTTCGGCACGGCCGCCGATCTGACCGACTTCGCCTCGGCGCGGCAGATCCTCGAGGAGAACGGCGCCCCGCTGTCGGACCTGCACATGGTCCTCGGTTCGACCTCGGTCGCCCGCATCCGTGGCAAGCAGTCCGGCCTGTTCAAGGTCAACGAGGCGGGCAGCGATGAACTGCTCCGCACCGGCTCGCTGGGCGTCGTGCAGGACTTCTCCCTGCACTACTCGCCGGCCGTGAAGACCGCCGTCGCCGTCGGCGCCGTCTCGGCCACCGTGGACGCCACCGGCTACGCCGTCGGCGCGACCACGCTGACCCTCTCTGCCGCTGCCTGCACCCTCGTCGTCGGCGACATCATCACCTTCGCCGGCGACGCGAACCAGTATGTCATCGCGGGCGGCACCCTCGCCAACGCCGGCACGCTGATCATCGCCGAGCCGGGCCTCAAGGTCGCCATGTCGGCGGCCACGAAGGCGATCACGGTCATCGCGGCCACCACGCGGAACATGTTTTTCCACCGTGGCGCGCTGCAACTGGCGACCCGCGCCCCGGCTATGCCGGACGGCGGCGACAGCGCCGACGATGTGATGATGATCACCGACCCCGTGTCGGGCATCGCGTTCGAGTTCTGCCTCTACCGCCAGAAGCGCCAACTCCGCTACGAGGTGAACTTGGCTTGGGGCGTCGCTGCTCCTCAGCCGCGCCACCTCGGCCTGCTGATCGGCGCCTAAGCCTCGCCAACCGCAAAGGTCCGGGCCGGGGGAAACCTCGGCCCGTATCCTTACCCTGAACGGGAGCCCCAACATGTTTATTCCGAACAGCGGCCTCACGCGCCGCGAGATCGAAGCCGATCTGGAAGGCCTCGCCGTCTCTTTCGACCCCCGGTGGCCGAAGTTCGCCCTGCTCATTCAGCGCAACGCCGCCAAATCACGCCGCAAGGCCCGCCGCGCCCGCAATTAAGCCCCACCAGCGCCCGCGAGCCTATCCGGCGAGCCTACGGGGCCGGAACAGCGCCAAGGCCGCTGGCGACCCTCTATTCCGCCCGATGATCGGAGACGCAGAACATGGCTTTGATCGTCGAGACGGGCAGCGCCAGCACCACGGCCGAGAGCTACGCCTCAGTCGCTGACGCGGACACCTACCACGCCAACCGGGCGAACACGGATTGGGCCTCGCTCGCGACGGCCGCCAAGGAAGCCGCGCTTCGCAAGGCGACCGACTACATGACGCAGCAATATGGCGAGCGCTGGAAAGGCTACCGCTACACGAACACGCAGGCGCTCGACTGGCCCCGGTCATGGGTGCTCAAGCCCGGCCCGTTCATCGAGAACTTCTACGAACACGACGAGATCCCCGCCCCGGTCTCCCGGGCCTGCATGGAACTCGCCCTGCGCGCCTCGGCCGGCGACCTGTCCGAAGACACCGCGCAAGAGATCATCCGGGAGAAGGTCGGCCAGATCGAAACCGAGTATCAGCCGGGCTCGCGCGCCGGCGCCAAATACCCGGCGGTCGAACGCGGCCTCGCCCCGCTGCTGACCGGCTCGGGCGGCGTCCAGATCGCGAAGGCCTAGTCGATGCGCTACGACCACCGCGCCCGCAACACCGCCGCCCGAATGCTTGCCCCGGTCTCGACCGGCGGCAAAGGTCAGGCGGTCACAATCACCGGGGCCTCGGCCGGCGTCTACAACCCCGCGACGGGCAAGACGGCCGGCGGCGAGACGTCATCGCAAACCGGCTCAGGGCTCGAAGACGCTTACACGGCCCGGGAGATCGACGGGGCCACGATCCGGGCCGGCGACAAGCGGTTCATGCTCTCCGCGAAGGCGACCGACGGCGCGGTCCTGACCATGCCGGAGCCGGGCTTCGTTCTCGAATACGAGAGCGGGTCGAAGTGGCGCATCGAAGCTGTCGAGCCTTACGCTCCTGCCGGCGTCGCGATCTACGCCATGCTCCAACTCCGGGGCGTCTAGCGTGGCCGACCAGTTCGCCCTCGCCCTGTCGCAGTTTGCGGCCAAGGCCGGGGACCGGGCTGATCAGGTGGTCCGCCAAGTCACGCTCGAGGTCGCGTCGCGCATCATCGTCCGCTCGCCGGTCGACACCGGCCGCTTCCGGGGCAACTGGCGCCTCGGCGTCGGCGGCCCGGTCAGCGGGACCACAAGCCTGACCGACAAGGACGGATCTACAGCGACCGCCAACGTCGCCGGGATGCTGCCGAAGAAGGCCGCCGGCACGGTCCTCTATCTGACAAACAACCTGCCCTATGCGTGGGCTCTGGAACACGGCCACAGCAAGGTGCACGCCCCGAACGGCATGGTCGGCCTGACCGTCCTCGAGTTCGCCGCCATCGTTGACCAAGCGGCCGGAGGCCTCGCCCCATGACCGCAGTCTCGATCCGCGCCGCCCTTGAGACCGCGCTGAACGCGATCAGCCCCGCGCTCGCGACGGCTTGGGAGAACGACGCCTTCACGCCGCCGGCCGCCGATACGCCGTATCAGGAGGTCGCGCTGCTGCTGGCCCAGCCGGACAACGCCGAGACGGGCCGCCAATACACCCAGCGCGGGTTCCTGCAGGTCAACCTCTTCTATCCCCTCGGCTACGGCACGGGGGACGTCACCGCCCGAGCGGAACTGCTCAAGACGACGTTCCGAAAGACCCTCTCGTTCACCGCCTCCGGCGTGACCGCCTACATCGACCGGACGCCCGAGATCGTCCCCGGACGCCGCGATGACGACCGCTGGATGGTCCCCGTTCGCATCTACTTCGCGGCCCAGATCACAACCTAGCCGCCACCGGCTCGGCACCACCCCGGCGCGACCCCGCGTCCGGTCCCGGCGACTGCGCGCAGCCCGCCGATCCCCTCCCGTTTGAAAGGATCACGCTCATGCCCGTAGCTCAGGGCCTTCTTAAGCAAACCGTCTTCGCCAAGCAGTCCGCGCTCGGCACCCCAGCGACGACCGCCGGGCGCATCATGCGCCGCACGAACGCGACCTTCACGCTCAACCGCGACACGTTCGAGAGCAACGAGATCGTCAGCCACCAGCAGTCGACGGGCGCAAACGCCGGGATCGTGAAGGTGGCGGGCAAGCTCGACGCCCTGATCTCGCCCCTCACCCAATCGCTGCAATTTGCCTCGCTCCTGCGCAAGGACTTCGCCGCCCCGGCCTCGGCGATCACGACCCTGTCGCTGACCATCGGCGCCGCCTCGTCCGGCCTGAACAACGTCACCCGCGCCTCAGGGTCGTGGCTGACGGACGGTCTCAAGGTCGGCGACGTCGCCCGGATCACCGCCGGCTCGGTCAATGCCGCAAACCTGAATAACAACATCCTCGTGGTCTCGATCACCTCGGCGACGGTCTTCGTCGGCAAGGTGCTGTCCGGCACGGCTCTGGTCGCGGAAGGCCCCATCGCCTCCTGCACCGTGACCCTGCAAGGGAAGAAGACCTACACCCCGACGACGGGCCACACGAACGACTACTGGACCGTGGAGGAGTGCTACGCCGACCTCGCGCGGTTCGAGCAGTTCACCGACTGCAAGATCGCGAAAGCCGACATCACCATCCCGGCGACCGGCAACGCGACCGTCAGCTTCGACGTCCCCGGCCTCAACCGGACCCGCTCCGGCGCGGCCACGGTCGTCAGCCCGAGCGCCGAGACCACGACCAACGTCCTGACCGCCGTCAACGGCGCCGTGACCGTCAACGGGGTGGTCACGACCATCACCGGGGCGAGCGTCACCATCGACGGCAACATCGCGCCGGGCGAGGCCGAGGTCGGGTCGAACGCCATCGGCGACCTGATCCGTGGCGAGGTCATGGTGTCGGGCTCGTTTACGTCCAAGTTTACCGGCGTTACGCTTCAAGACCTCTACGACAACCAGACCGTCATCACCTTGGTCCTCGCGATCACGGACGGCACGAGCAAGACGGCCGACTTCGTCACGATCTCGATCCCGCAACTCAAGATCATGGGCGACGCGGCGGACGACGGCGAGGCGAAGGAGATCATCCGCACCTACCCGTTCACCGCGCAGATCCCCTCCTCGTCGGTCGGCGGCGCGCTGCTCGCCCACTTCCAGACCATCTGCCAGATCACCGACAGCCAAGCGGCCTAAGCGATCTGACGGCTCAACAGGCGGCCGGCGGGGAAACCTGCCGGTCGTTCCTACCCCGGCCCGGGCGCTCGCCCGACGCCGCACGGCCCTACGAGGCCAGACCCCTGAGAGGACAATATGACCAAGATCAACGGCACGGGCGTTTCGCTCGCGAGCCTCGACGCCCGCAAGGCCTCGGAGACCCCCTATCTGTTCGAATATGTCGGCCCGGACGGGGTCGAGAGCGGCATTCGCCTCGGCGTTCTCGGCGGCCAATCCTCCACCGTTACGAAGGCGACGAACCTGCTCCTGAACGAGCGCCGCCGGCAGGAGGCGATCCGCGACGCCGAGGCCAACGCCGCGCGGCCGGGCGACAACATCACCCCGGTCGAGAGCGATATCCTGTTCGGCCAGCGCCTCGCCGCTATCCGCCTTGTCGCGTGGGAAGGCATCGACGAGGACTGCACGCCCGAGAACGCCCTCCTGCTCTGCCAGACGAACGCCGACATCGCGGCGGAAGTGCTCAAGCAGTCGAACAAGATCGGCAATTTTACGAAGGCCTCGCGACCGGCCTGATCGCCTACGCCGAGGCATACTTTGAACTTGAGCGTCTGGTCGGCGAGGGGAAGGCAAAAACCCCTCGCCGGGCGCACCTTGAGATCCTCGCCCGCGACGGCGACCCGGCGTCAATCGCCGAACTGCGCCACGGCCCCAAACTCCCCAAGGGCGCCGTGCATGTCTGGAACTGGTGGGCCGACCTCGGCAAGACCCGAGGCTCGAACGGCTTCGGACCTGCCCCCCTGACCCGCCATGACGTCCGCGCGTGGGAGGCCGACGAGGGCCAAACCCTCGAGCCGTGGGAGCGCGCCGCGATCTTCGCGCTCGACGTCATCTATCGAAAATCCCTGATCCCCGAGGAGAGCGACACATGACTGATATCGCCTCACTCGGGCTCAGGATTGACAGCACGCAGGTCGATCAAGGCACGGCCGCGCTTGGCCGGCTGGCGGCTGCTGGCGGGCGCGCAGAAACGTCCGCTGAGGGGCTCGCGCGGGCGTCTCGGGAGGCAGGGGCCGGCTTCGGCGCGATGGCCGGAGGCGCCCAACTGGTCGGGGTCGCGCTTGCGGGCCTTGGCCTCCTCGGCGTCGGCGCGGCGCTGGGCCGGCTTAAGGACGTCACCATCGAATACGGCAACTCACTGCGCGAGGTTTCGACGCTGGTCGACACCGCCAAGGTCAGCATGGCGGACCTTTCCGAGACCGCGCTCAAGCAGGCCGGGGCGTTCGGCTCAACGCCGCTTGTGCAGACCAAGGCGCTCTACCAGATCATCAGCGCCGGGGCGTCGACGGCGGCGCAGGCGACCGAAACGCTGACCGCCGCAAACAAGCTGGCGGTCGGCGGTGTGACCGACGTTCGGACGGCCGCTGACGGCCTGACCAGTGTCTTGAACGCCTACGGCAGCAAGGTCGGGTCTGCGACGGAAGTCTCCGACGCGATGTTCACCGCCATGAAGGCCGGCAAGACAACCATCGCGGAACTCTCGGGAAGCCTCGGCGTCGTCGCCCCGCTCGCCGCACAGATGGGCGTATCCTTCGACGAACTTACCGCCGCCACCGCCGCTCTGACGAAAGGCGGCATCTCGACGAACGTCGCGGTCACAGGACTGCGCGCCATCCTCGCCGCCGTCGCCAAGCCGAGCGATGAGGCGGCCAAGCTGGCAAAGGCACTCGGGTTCGAGTTCAACGCCGCCGCGCTCGAGAGCAAGGGCCTGACCGGCTTCCTCGAGGATCTCACCGCGAAGACGGGCGGAAACACGGACGCCCTTGCGATGCTGTTTGGCGGCGTCGAGGCGCTCGTTCCCGTCATGGCTCTGGCCGGGCAGGCCGGGCAGGACTTCACCGCCATCATGGGCCAGATGGACGTAAAGGCCGGCGCAACGGACGAGGCGCTTAAGAAAATCCAGTCTGGGGCGGGCGCGCAGGTCGCCATCATCTTCGCTACTCTGGCGGCGAACGCCATCGGGGCGGCGGCCGGCATCGCCGAGGCCTTGACCCCGGCCCTGACCACTATCGCCAACCTGATCACCGGCGCCGAGAAGCCGACCCTCCTCCTCGATCTGGCGATGAAAGCCCTCGCTATTACTACGGGCGTCGTTCTCGTCCGCGCGATTGGTGGGTTCGTCGTCTCGGCGGTCCTCGGCTCGTCGACGATGCTCGCCTTTGCGGCCTCGGCGGCAATCGTTGGCCCCGCTGCCGCTGCCGCTTCGGTCGGGGTCTCGGCCCTTGGCGCGGCCGTCAAGATCGCCCTCGGCCCGATTGGCTGGGCCATCGCCGCCGTGGGTCTCCTCGCCACGGCTTGGCGGCTACTCGAGGACGGCTCGAAAAGCGTCGAGGCGGCGATGCGCGAGGAGGCCGCAGCAGCCGGGGCCGGCGGCGCGGAATATCTAAGGCTGCGCGATGCGGCGGAAGCCGCTGCCAAAGCGCAAGGGAACGTCGGCGCCAACGCCAACGGCGCGGCGAACGGTCTGTCGGTCGCGCTTACGGAGGCCCAGAGGCTCACTGCCGCCATGACCGCCCTCGGCATTGAGGCCCAATATACGGCGAACCAGCTTGCGCTCGTCGGCCTCGCCCGCGCCCGTGAGGCTCAAGACGAAGTGAAAGGCCGCTTTGACTTCAACCGTTCCACGGCGGGCCAGCCGGGCCGGGCGAATATCATGGGCGCCGGCCTGACCGTCGAGCTTAACGCCGCGACAAAGGAACTGCAGATCGCGACTGCGGTCGCCAACCAGACCGCATCCAATCTCCGGTCAGCCATCACGGACGCTGAAAAGCGGAAGGCGCAGGCGGCGAAGGACGTAGCTGACGCCGCCTCTGCTCGCGCCGCCGCCGCTGTTTCTGCACTCAAGGCCGACCCGGACAAGAAGGCCGCCGCGACCGACGCGGAACGGGCGGCGAAACAGCAACTCAAGGACAGCCAGAACTTCCTCCAATCCCTCAAGGACGAGACCGCGCAGATCGGCCTTAACAGCCTCGCGCGGAAGGAATGGGAGATCGCGACCGAGGCCGGCAAGGCGCCGACAGAAGCCCTGACCGCCGCGATCAGGGAGCAGGGCGCGGCGCTGATCGCCAAGGCCCAGATCGAAGCCGCCGACGTCGCCGGGCTCAACGACCGGCTGGCTATGCTGACGCTCGAGACATCGCTGATCGGCGCGTCAAACGCCGAGCGCGCGGTAAAGCTCGCCCAGCTGGCCGAGGAGCAGCGCCTGCTAGGCGCCGGCGGGCCGGCTCTGGTCAACAGCAGCGCGGGCAGGGATGCGGTGGCAAAGGCCGGAGAGGTCGCGGCGGCGCAGGAGGCGCTACGGACCGGGCAGGAAGCCTACAACGCCAGCCTCACGGCCACGCTCGACCTTCTGACCGATATTGACGCACAGGCGCAGGACGCGGCGGCCGGCATGGCTAAGGCCTTCGGCAAAGTCGGCGGCGCGCTGGGCGACGTCCTGACGCTGATGACCAGCTACGCGGCCAAGCAGGAGCAGTTCAGCGTTCGCCGGAAGGCCGAGGGCGTCACGGCGCAGGAGGTCGCCAAGATTGACCGCGAAGCAGCCCGGGCCAAGGTCGGCCACTACGGCAGCATGATCGGGGCCGCGCAGGGCTTCTTCAAGGAAGGCACCGCCGGCTACAAGGCGCTGCAAGTCGCCGAGCAGGTCTATCGCGCGTGGGAGTTCGCCGCGTCGGTTCAGGCGATGATCCAGAAGCAAACCGAGGCCGGCGTGCACGTTACGTCGAACGCGGTCGTCTCGGCCTCAAACGTAGCGACAACCGGAATTAAGATCGCGGCCGACGCGACCGGCGCGGCCTCCCACGCCGCAGCCGGCGCCGTGATTATGGCGACCGATACAGCCACGGCCGGAACCGGCATCGCGGCTGGCGCGGCCCGCATCTTCGCCGCCCTAGGCCCGTTCGGCTTCCCTATCGTCGCGGCCATGCTGGCGGTGATGGCCGGTCTCGGTATGGGCGGTGGCGGCGGCGGATCCGCTGGCATCCCGATCAGCGAGCGCCGGCAGAAGGAGCAGGGCGCGGGCTCTGTCCTCGGCGACGCCTCGGCCAAGTCGGAGAGCATCGCCAACAGTCTCCAAGCCGTCGCGGCGAACACGAACCGCGACCTCGAGTTCTCGAACGACATGCTCAAGGCCCTGCGCTCGATTGACAATCAGATCGGCGTCGTCGCAAGCGCCCTCGCGCAATCGTTCGGCGTCGGCGGGATGCTGGACCCGTCCAAGCTCGGCCTCGGGACATCCTCTGCCGGCCCGTCCGGCCTTCAACGCCTGTTCCTCCCGATCTCGAACCTGCTCCCCGGCCTGTTCGGATCGAAGACGACGCGCACCCTGCAGGATCAGGGCGTGCAGTTCGGGGCGGGCTCGCTTGGCGAAATCATGAGCGGTGGGCTTTCGGGCTCGGCCTATCAGGACATCCTCTCGACGACCAAGAAGAAGGCCTTCGGGATCACCTACTCCGAGAAGACCAAGTCCAGCACCCAGACGACGGCGCTCGACGGCGACTTCCTGCGGCAGACGGAACTCCTGATCGCCTCCCTGCGCGATGGCGTCCTCGCCGCCGCCGGGGCGCTCGGTGTCGTTGGCGCCGAGGCGACGCTCGCGGCCTTCCGCGTTGATCTCGGCAAACTCTCGTTCAAGGATCTGACGGGCGACGAGATCCAGAAGGCGCTCGAGGGCATCTTCGGCAAGCTGGCAGACAACATGGCCGGCGCGGTCCTCCCGGCCCTCACGGACCTCCAGAACGTCGGGGAGGGCCTGTTCGAGACCCTGACCCGCGTCGCCCGGCAGTATCAGGTCGTCGACGTCACCCTCGCCTCGATTGGCAAGACGTTCGGCATGGTCGGCGTTGCTAGCCTCGGCGCGCGCGAGCAGCTGGTCGACCTCTTCGGCGGGCTCGATGAGTTTACCGAGCGCACCGCCTTCTATGCAGACAACTTCCTCAGCGAAGCCGAACGCCTCGCGCCCGTGCAATCTGCCGTAAACGCGGAACTCGCCCGCTTGGGCCTGACCGGCCTCAAGACGCGCGACCAGTTCAAGGCGGTCGTGCAGGGCCTCGACGTCTCGACGGCGGCCGGCGCGAACCTTTACGCCGCTCTCCTCTCGCTGGCCCCGGCGTTCGCCAAGGTGACGGAAGAAGCGCAGGCCGTGACCGACGCCAAGTCGGCCCTGTCCGACGCCTACGGCCGCGAGAGCGACGCGCTCAAGACCACAATCGACGACTTCGGCTCGCTGGCCTCGAGCCTCGGCAAGTATGCGCTGGGCCTGTCGTCCGGCCCGGCCGCCGCGCTCTCGCCCGAAGACCAATACAAGGCCGCCCGCGCCGCTTTCGAGCAGACCGCCACCCTTGCCTCGGCGGGCAATCAAACGGCCCTCGGTGACCTTCAAGGCGTCAGCGAGGCCTATCTCGATGCGTCGAAGTCCTACTTCGCCAGTTCGCGCGGCTATTTTGACGACCTCGCCGCCGTCCGCGCTGCCGTGACCGCCGCCGAAGCCTCAGCCACCCAACAGGTCGACACCGCGCAGGCCCAGCTTGAAGCGATGACCGCGCAGGTCGGCCAGCTGATCGACCTCAACGAAAACGTCGTGTCGGTCGTGCAGGCGATTGCGGCCCTGACCGCCGTCCTCGCACCGGCGTCAGGCCCGGCGGCAGTCCCGGTGACCGTCGGCGGGACCGCACCGCCGACCAGCCCGTCGGCGGCCAACGACAACGCGGCTCTCGTCGCCGAACTGCAGGCGATCCGGGCCGAGCTAGCTGCCGGGAACGAGCAACGTGGCGCGGTGGGCGTGGCGACCATCCGCCGCCTTGAGGCCGCCGAAGATCAACTCTCCCGCCTGATCCGCGCGAACGAAGCCTAGTCCGGAGAACTCCATGACCATCGTTTCCCGCAGTTCTCCCCCGTTCGGTGATCGCGGGCAGGCCACGGCCTATATTGGCGAGACCGTCAACGCGGGGTTCCGGCTCCAACAGACGGACGGCGCCGGGGGCTGGACGCTCCAAAGCTACACCGACCGGGTGTTCGGCCTGCGGGTCTACAGCGACGGCGGGACCACACTGGTCAACGTCCTTGGCGTGCTGACCTCGCACGCAGACGGCGCCTATATCGCCTGCACGATCCCCGGCACGACGACCGACGACCTGACCGCCGGCCTTTACGGCTGGGAGTTCGCCGAGTTCGTGGCCGACGGGCGGCTGGTCATCACCGGCGGGACGTTCAAGGTCGCCGCCGCATCGGCCGCCGCGCAGGCCTCCGGGTCGAGCGGAACCTCCACGGCA